GGTTGTGGGGGGTAGAAAAACCATGCGGCTGGCCATTCAGAGACAATCCTGCCTCGTGCCGCACCCTGCCCCAGACCACATCGGCTCAGAGAACAATGCAGAAATTGCATACGCCTGCGGCGATGCCCTGCAGCACTGGGGCTTTGGCGCTGACGCCGGGAGCTGCGACGGCCAGCGGAGGTTCACAGACCCTCACAGCAACAACGCCAGCCCATACCGAATCCGCCTTGGTCCAGCCAGGTCGTGGCCCAGTGCACCTGGCGGCCGCTGCCGATAGGTGCATCCTCCACCAGCCAGTCCCTCCTGGAGAGCTGATCCTCCGGGAAGCGAAACGGGGAGGCGCCCCTGAGGTCTGGCGATCACGCCACCCGGTCTGCCCCGGCTTGCGCGCCGCGCAAGGGCTGAAGCGAGTCGCTCCACTGCGTTACGCGACCCCTGCGCCGCGCTGGCTTCACCGGGGCGCAGCGGTGGTGTCGTTCGCCATTCCTGCCATGGCTCGCCCTCTCTGCCCCGCTCAGCCAGGCCACGGGCCGATCGAGCGCCAGTGCCCGATCCGCTTTGTTTCCGTTCACCTGCTGGGCACCGCCGGCCAGCTGCTGCGGGTGCTCTTCCTCGATCGCGAGGGGCACATCTCCGCCCAGCCGCACTTCGTGCCCCGCGAGGTGGCGCTGATCCTGGCTGCCAACCAGCAGCGGGTGCTCGGTCCCTAGGCCGAGGTGCGGGTGCGCTGAGGGTTTCCTCGGGTCCTTGCCATGCCCAGCGTTCGATCACGTTGGGCCTCCACACCGCTGAATCCTGGAACTGCAGCCGCGCAGGCCTCTTCATGGTGCGGGGCGGCGTCAAGGATCGGAGCCATGCCCGCGGCTTGTTGACGTTGGTGCCGCATGACGCGGCACATCAGGCGAATGGCGCGGGTCCTTGACCCCGCCCCGCTTGGAGGTGGAGTCCTGCGCTGGTTCCGCCATGGCCACGCTTTGCCTTCCCGCTCACACCCCTGTTCACCTGCATGCCGCCCGCCGGCTGCAGTTCTCGGCCAGCAGCGATGGCTTGCTGCTCTGGCTTTCAGAGGAGTGCTGGTGCCGAGGGCTGATCCGGCTGGCAGCTCTGCTGGATGATCTGCTCACCGAGCGTCAGGCGGAGCAGCCTGAGCCGCCTGCTGATCCCGAGCTGGAGGCGCTGTTGCCCTTCTGAGGGCTGGGGGCTGCGGCCCCTTTTCGTTGATGCCAGGCCGTTGCGGTTTCCATGCCGAGCACGCTTCTGTTGGGCAGCTGCGGCGTCGCCGGCTCCTGCGGCGTCAGGGGAATGGTCCGCCAGTGGGCCGGCGCACACCCACCGCATCCCGTTGGCCAGCCCTCACGCCATGGCAAGGATCAGGCCCGGCGCCCCTTGAGGCCCTGCCTCGGCGGGGCGTCCTTGCCGCGGCGATCCGGCCGGCCGTTGGGGGTGGGGTTCTGTGCCGTCCCGCCAATGGCTGCCCTTGCTTCCCCGTCCCGCCGCCAGCCGCAGGCCTCTGCCCTGCCGGCTGCATCCCTTGCTGCGCGCAATGCCCTGGTGCTGCAGCACCTGCCACTGGCTGATGCCATCGCCTCCGTCATCGCCCGGCGCCTGTTTCCGCTGGTGGAGCGGGATGATCTGATCCAGGTGGCCCGAGAGGCCCTGCTGCGCTCGGTGCCGCGCTGCATGCCCGGCGAGCCGGCGGAGCCCTATCTGCGCCGCTGCATCACCGGGGCGCTGCAGCACCACCTGCGCGATCGGGTGCGGCTGGTGCGCATCTCCCGCCGGCAGCACGAGAAGGGCACCTGCCCGCTGGGCCACGTCAGCCTCGATGTCCAGGTGGAAGGCGAGAACTCCTTGCTTGATCAGCTGGAAGCTCCTGCAGCCGAGCTGGCCTCAGGCTTTGGCGCTGAGGAGCTGGCCTTGGAGCAGCTGGTCGAGCAGCTGCCTGCTGCCCAGGCCACCGCGTTGCGGCTCACCCTGCTGGAGGGTCTCTCGCTACGGGCCGCTGGGCTCAAGCTGGGCATCAGTGCCATGGCCGTGCAGCGTGCCCAGAAGAAGGCCATCGCAGCCCTGCGCCTGCAGCTGGTCGGCGGGGGCTGAGGGCCCTGAAGCTCCGGCCTGTTCCATTAGCGCAGGCCCTTGGGTTGGCGGTGGATCGGCCGCAGCACAGGCCGCAGCGACGGCGGGATTTGCAGTTGCTGTTCGGCCCAGTGGGCCGCCAGGGCTGCCAAGAGGCTGCTTCTGTCGCCGTGAATACGGAGCATGGCGTGAGCTGAAAATGCAGGCCACCAGCCTGATCTGACTGAGCCGCTGCCCCAGTGAAAAGGGTGACAACACCGCGCAACCAAAGGCACAGGAGCGACCATCGGAAGGAGCCGAGGCGTGTGCGCAGAGCCGCCAACCTCGCCAAGGCAATGCACCTGCATTACTTTGGTGTCAGGTTCAGCGGGCGGCCTGATGGCTCCTCTTTCCACTCCTGATGTTGCTGGCGCCTCCCTGGGCACCCCCCAGGACGAGGTGGAATCGGCGCTCACGGATCGCTATCAAACCACCGTGCCGCAACCGGTGCGGCGGGCTCTTGGTTTGCGCAAGCGCGACCGCATCCGCTACGCCTTCCGCGCCAACGGTGAGGTGGTGCTGGAACGGGTCAGCGCAGATTCAGACAACGACGACCCGGCACTGGCTCCCTTTCTGGCGCTGCTGGAGCAGGACATCGCCAACCATCCCGAGCGGCTGCAACCCATCAGCGCCGAGCTGGTTGAGCAGCTGCAGGATCTGGTGGGCGGCATCGAGGTTGATCTGGAGGCAGCCCTGCCAGACGACGCGTGATCAACGGATGGACGATCTATGCGCACCCCTTGTTTCTGGATCAGCTGGACGCGTTGATCGTTGAGGTGGAGGCGTTGCGCGCCAAGGATCCACAGGGCTATGGCAGCAAAAACGCCAGCAAACGCCTGGCGGCCATCACCCGCCTGATGCTCCAAGACATCCCCCAGGACCCCAGCCGCAAGGAGGTTCAGCAGGGATCAACCCTTGGCGCTGCGCATCGCCACTGGCGACGCGCCAAGTTCTTTCAGCAGTACCGCTTGTTCTTCCGGTTTCACACCCGCTCACGGCTGATCGTGTTGGGCTGGGTCAACGACACCGACACCAAGCGCGCCTATGGCAGCAAAAGCGATGCCTACCGGGTGTTCCAGTCGATGCTGGCCAGCGGCCATCCGCCCTACGACTGGGATCAGCTCTTGCAGGAAGCCACACAGGCCTCAGAACGCCTGCAGCAACTGACGCATCGACTGCCCTGAACTGACCCTGAAGCTGGCTGGCTCGGGGCCTCTCCAGTCTGAGGCCCTCCTGCGGTCGGGCCTCCGCTGGGATCGGTCCCGTCGCTGCGCCGCTCTCGGCGCCGATCGTCATGGCCACACGCTCTGCTGGCATCCCGGCTTCCGCGGAATCACCGTTCTGCCGGCCCGAGGAAGATCCGTTCCTGCTGCTGGAATCCACGCTCTGCTCCGTGCAGGAGATTCTGCTGCGGCGGCGCGGGCTGGCGCTGCGGCGCACCTGGATCGAGCAGCCCTATGGAGAAGAGGAGATCACCCTGCTCGAGGAGGAGGTGATTCCAGCAATCCAGCAGTGCCTGGCCCGCATCGATGAGCTCGATGAGCGGCTGCTGGCCGAGCAGGAGCTGCTGCGGCGCTCTCAGCTCGAGGCGCAGCGGCGGCTGATGCTGGCCTGAGGCCATCCCGGCCCGGCGGGCGTGATCAGCACGCCGCGCCGGGCCTCAGCTCAGCACGTACACATCGCCGCTGGTCTGATCCAGATACAGATCACCCGGCACAGATCCAGGCACGGATGTGGGTGCGCCACTGCCGGTGAACCAGCCGGTGCCGCGGTTGCCCTGGGGGCCACTGGGGCCTTCCACCCCCTGCAGGCCCTGGGGGCCGGGCTCTCCCTGCAGGCCTTGCGGTCCCTGCGGGCCGGCGATGCCCTGGGGGCCCTGGATCGAGCCACCATCCACCCAGGTGCTGCTGGTGGCGTCCCAGACGCGGAAGGAGTCATCCGCCTGCACGATGTAGGCATCGCCCTGGGCGGCATCGGCGGGCAGATCCGCCACGGTGGGCACATGCCCCTTGAAGGTGATGCCCAGACCTGGAGCACCCTGGATGCCCTGCAGGCCCTGGGGGCCTTCTGGACCGGCGACGCCCTGCAACCCGGTTGGTCCCTGCGGGCCTTGCACGCCCTGGGCGCCATCGGCACCGGGTTGGCCCTGTACCCCCTGGGGTCCCTGCGGGCCGGGATCACCGTGCGGACCCTTGAGCGAACCGGAGGGAATCCAGGCCATGGCAGAGCAGCGGCCCAAGGGCCAGAGAGAACACTCCCTATTGCCGTTGGTGAGTTGGGCTGAGTGCAGCTCAGTGCTGCAGCACCTGCCACCAGGAGCCGCGCAGCACCGTCACCGCGGTGCCGGCCACCTCTGAGCGAAAACGCAGGCTGAGGTTGCCGGCGTTGGAGCCGTTCTCCACCGTGCCGCTCACCTGGGCCCTGAGCACCGAACTGCCGGCGGAGCTGATGCCGATCAGGGGTGTGTCGTAGCTGCTGGCGGTGAGGTTGCGGAAGGTGGTGAGCGATTCACCGATCACCAGGTTGTGGAGCACCGCCTGCGGCCCACCGGGGCCAGAGAGGGTGGTCACCAGGCCGGTGTTGTTGGCGCCGCTGGAGAAGTAGAGCTCCGCCGCAAAGGAGAGCACCTGTTGCGCCGCCAGCGGTGTGGAGAACAGCGTGAGCCAGCTGGTGCTGGAGCTGGTGCTCAGCGCCGCCGGTAGCCGCGCCAGCCGCAGCATCGAGGGCCCCTTGAGGTTGGTGCTGTGGGTCCAGGGCATCAGCTCAGCTCCAGTTGGTAGAGATCACCGCTGCGGGTGTCGAGATAGAAGTCGCCCGCTTGGGCATCAGGCAGCACACCGGGTGGCCCATCGCCGCTCCACCAGCGGGTGCCGCCACCACTGCCCGGCGGGGTGGCCCAGAGGCCATCGGCCCGCAGGAAGCGGATGCTGGAGCCATCGCTGGCGGGTACGCCGCCACTGCTGGTGCCGCCACTCCATCGCTGCAGCTGCCACTGCTCGCGGCGGCGGCCATCAAACGGGTGGCCCAGCAGGCCACTGCCGGGGATCAGCGGTTGAATCGCACCCGGCGGCAGGGGTGGCGGTGGCGGCCAGATCGGGCAGCCCAGCAGATGCACTGCCAGCTCGGCGCTGATGCCGCTGCCGCTCAGTTCTGCCAAAACATGCCAGTCCTTGGCGCAGGCGTAGGCATGGCGCAGCCGTGGCAGGTTGTCGCCGCTTGGCCAGGGCCAGGTTTCAACGGTGCCGTCACCCCAATCCAGCGTCAGCGCCGTTGGCAGTGGTGGCCGGGCCTGGAGCAGCAGCAACACCGCGGTGCTGCCAGCTGGGTCCAGGGGCACAGGTGCATCCGGCAGCCAGGCCAACTCCAGCGGTGCAGCGGGAATGGGAGCGCGGCGGTAGCCCTGCTGCTCCCAGCGAGGCACCTCCACGGGAGGCACCCACACGCTCTCGCCCGGGCAGCCCAGGGGTGGCAGCAGGCGAATCAGCTGCGGGCTGGTTGCCGTGCTGCTCGCTTGGGAGGGCAGAAAGGAGCGCACGGAAGCGATCACCCCTCAGAGCAGTGGGTCGTCGAGCAGCAACGCCTCGTCTGTGGCGCTGGTCTCCAGCTCCCAATTAGGTGTCAACTCGGTTTCAGCGACGTCTGGGGTTGCGTCAACTGTGCTCAGCTCTGGCGTTGCTGCGGTCTGCGGTGCCTCGATCAGGGCTGCTTGGGCAGGTGGCATCGGCGTGATCTGAACACCGGTGGCGGCAGCGATCAGGGTCCAGCCCTGCTGCTGCCAGCCGCCTAGGTGCACTGGCCAGATGAAGCGCTCACCGCTGCCGTTGCTGATCCGCACCAGGCCGGCCGGCACGGTGGGATCCACCAGGTCGTGGCGGGTTGCGGCGGCGGGTGGCAGCTCGATCGCCGTGGGCTGCGCTGGCAGTGCCTCGGCTGCCGGTTCCTCTGCAGGGCTGGTGGAGCGTTTGCGGGCCATGGGCTCAGGCCGCGATGGTGGCCGTCAGGCCCGCGTGCATCCCCGCCGGGGTGGTCGGGGTCACGAGCGCCTTGGCAAAACACACCGCCGGCAGGTCGAGGTTGGGTAGATCCGCCGGTGCAATCTGGATGTCGTGCCCGGAGAGGAACGCCTCCACCCGGCCCCCTTCTGCCGGTAGGGCAACGCGGATGGCACTGATCCAGCTGCCGGTGGTGCCATCGCGCAGCACCGGTGCTAGCAGCAGCTCCACCTCCACCGCGGCAGGCGCGCCGGGATGGGAGGCCACCAGCGAGAAGCGGGAGGCTGCATCGAGCTTGGTGTTGAGCAGCACCTCCTCACCGGAGAGGAAGGTGTGCTCGCTGTTGCGGATGGCGCTGCGGTTGGTCCAGCCCACCAGGGTGGTCTCCGCATCGATCAAGGGGTTGCCGTTTGTGAGGGCCATGGCTCAGGCAGCGGGGGTGATGTTGAACAGTCGGCCGGCGGCGCGGGGCTGCAGCACGGCAAAGCCGACGTACCAATCGACGCGGGTGCGGAACACCGGGGCATCGGGCACCTCGCCCAGGTCCCGCACCGAGATGCCGTAGCGCCCCTGGAACGGACCTTGCAGACCGGTCACGCCCTGATCGCCAAAGGTGCAGCAGTAGATCGAGCTGGTGCCGCCCGCCTCGTCGTAGCCCATCACCTCGACGCCCTGGGCATCGCGGTCCACCGTCAAGATGTCGCAGTCCTGGTAGCGGTGCACCGTCATCCCGTAGGAGTTGGTGCTGGTCTGGTACACACCACCGCCGATGGAGGCGCGGGCGAGGGCATTTAGCTGGCGGCGCATCGCCTTGCTCATCACCAGCACCTTGCTGCCGCCGTAGGCATTCACCGAATCGATCAGCTCATCAAGCCGATCGAAGTTCAGCGGTGCACCGGGGATGGCACCGGTGGCGTTGTTGATCGCCATTGGGTTGCCGGGCGGCAGGCGCTTGCTCAAGCCGTCGAAGGCGCGGGGGTTGCTGGCGGTGTCGCCGTTGATCACGGTCGCCTCCAGCGTCAACCGCATCGAGCGCACCTTCATCTCGATCTGGCTGGCGCGGGCCTCCGGGCCCATCAGGTCCACGATCGAGCGGTCCACATCCACGTCACCACCAAAGAGGTGCACCGCTTCTGCGCGCTGATCCACCACGCCGTAGCTCTGGGTGTAGCCCTCGTTCACGGCGCGGAAGCCCACCGAGGGCAGTTCCTGCTCGGCGGAATAGAAGAGGCCGCTGCCGGCGATGTTCATGAACGGCAGCCGGGCGAGCAGTTCGCCCTCCGAGAAGGTCTTGAGCACAGCGAGGTGCTCAAGCCGGTGCTCGTATTTGGCTGCCTCGATCAGGGTGAGGCCCATGGCACAGGTGGGGCCAGGCCCCAGTGATGTCAGGGGCTATTGCCGAGCCGTTTCGGCACGGTGACTCCGCAGGGGTCCGATCAGAGAAATAAATAGTTCTGGCTAGAATTTAGCGAGTTCCAATAAAATCATGCCCGACTCGCGAGATTTTCTAAAAAAGTTTCTTTCTGAGAGCCCTTTGAAAGATGCGGTGGACAACATCAGGACGATGGAGCGAATAAGCGCAGGTTTCAGCTCGCCTCTCGCAGGTGTGGCCTCGCAGCCCGCTCGAATTGATATCGAAGCTTTGAGGCCACCCAGGATTCCAACGCCCCAGGAGGCAAATTCTTATCAGTCCTCCGAAGCGATCGTTGAAAGCATGGCAGCAACAGTTGCCCTGTGGAGAAAGGAATTAGATGCCACGGCCGACGAATCTTCGAAAAAATATCAGCCCGCCGTAATAGCGTTTTTGCCGAACGGACAGATCGTGCAAGTTCGGCGGATGACCGCCGAAAGCTTTCATTGTGTCAGGATTGAGGGCACGCTTGGATTTGACGGCACTGTTTGCATGTTTCTTGCTCACCAGGCATCCATTCAGCTTCTTTGCACCACTGTCGAAATAACAGAGGAGAAGCCGAAGCGAACAATCGGCTTTGTTACCAACGAAAAGCAGCAGGATCTCTAGTCCGATCACATCGTCGGCGTGAGGGCGTAAGCCGTCGGCAACAGCGGGTATCTGTGCTGCTGTCATGACGACAACGCCCACAACGGCTATCCACGCGACTACCCCTGCTGCCGTCGCGCCTGGTGACCAGGCGCCGTTCAGCGCTGAGCGCTGGCGTCAGTTCTGGGACCACTGGAAGGCTCAGCCTCAGCAACTGGACGGCATCGAGCAGTTGCGGCTGGCGGTCATGGCGGCCGATCCACAGGTCCTCACCGAGACAGCCCCCTGGCGGCAGACCTTCTCCTCGGCGCCGCCGGCCCCGGCCCATGCCAATCCGCTGCCGGTGGCCTGGGAGAACCAGAACGACAACGCTTCAGGCACTGGCTACCGCGAGTGCTTCTCCAGCAGCTGCGCCATGCTCGCCCGCTTCTGGGGCAAGGTCAGTGGCGATGACGCCTACAACGTCATCCGTGCCCGCTATGGCGACACCACCTCGGCAGAAGCTCAGTTGGCGGCGTTGCGATCCCTGGGGCTGACCGCCCACTTCGCCACCAACGGCCAGCGCGCAACGCTGGAGGAACAGATCAACCTGGGGCGACCGGTCGCAGTGGGCTGGCTGCACCACGGCCCCGCTTCTGCACCCAGCGGCGGCGGTCACTGGAGCGTGGTGATCGGTTTCACCGAGACAGTCGCCATCCACAACGACCCCAACGGTGAGGCCGACCTGGTCCATGGCGGCTACACCGCCAACACCAATGGAGCAGGGCAGCACTACAGCTGGAAGAACTGGCTGCCGCGCTGGCAGGCCGATGGCCCCGGCACCGGCTGGCTGCTCACCTGCCATCCCTGACCCCAAGGAGCACAGCCATGGCTGGTGGGGAAGGATTTGATCGCGAGCGCTTCCTATTGCGGGCAGTGGCTGGGGTGTTCATCGCCCAGTTCGCGCTCTATGCCGCTGGCCTGGGCGGTTGCTTTTGGCTTGGTATGCAGCGGCGGCTTGGCCCGGTGTGCAGCAGCTACGCCGAGAACCTGCAGCAGACCTTTGAGGCGGCGGTTGGAACCAGCCTGGCCTTGCTCGGTGGCGGCAGCATCGTCAGTGCCCGGCGCCGCGATCCAGACAACTGAACCAGTCTGGCCGCAGCGCTGAGAACGGCTTCAGGACGTTCAAGGCTGGGGATGGGCCTCTGGCCGCTCCAGGTAGCTGGCGGCCCACACCGCCGGAGCGATGCCATGGGGCACCAGGCGCCGGTAGGGCTCGCTGCTCAGCAGTTCTTGCACAGCTTCTGCCAGTAGGGCGGTGGAGCGACTCTCCGGCAAGCGATGGCTCAGGGCCTGCTGAACGCGCAGCAGATACCAGGCGCTGCCCTCCAGCCCCGCCGTGAAACGCTCCCAGCCACCAGGGTGGCTGCGGGCATCGAGCACCAGGTCGCGGGCGTTGTGGGCCTTGTCGGCTGCCGTCACCAGCAAAGAGGTCTGCGGCTTCTCCTCCAGCGAGGCGAGATAGCGGGTCTTGCGCAGCAGCCAGGGTTCCTTTTCGGCGCCGGGCTCCACGGGGCCAGCTGTGTCGGTGCAGTCCACCACGATCGCGGCCACCTCCTCGCCAAAGCGTGCGGCAATCGAGGCCTGGCTCTGACCCGCATCCTCTATGGCGTCGTGCAGCAGAGCCGCAATCGCCTGGTTTTCGCTGCCGCCGTCTTCCCACACCAGAGCACTCACGGCAATGAGGTGGGCGATGTAGGGAACCGGCTTGCCCTTGCGACGCTGACCGCGGTGCAGCTCAGCGGCCCAGCCCAGGGCATCGGTGTAGCGCTGGCTGTAGGCGTTCTCAGGAGCCGTCATCGCCACGTTCTACAGCCGGTGTTGCGGCTGCTGTCTCAACCAGGCCCCGGCAGCCGTCCGGCCATGGGGTCGGCTAGGAAGCACCAGCACTGCCCCGGAGCGCAGGGCTTCGCCCTGCTCGCCCCGCCCTGGCAAGGGCTGACGCGAGTCGGCTACGCCGACCCTTGCCACGGCGTGTCGTCCGGGGCGATGGGACAGGTGTTCCTCGCCTCTATCCCATGGCCTCCTCTGCTCCTCTGGCCTGTCCGATCCGTCAGCTGGTGCTGCACAGCTATCCAGCTGGGCTCAAGGTCGCTGCTGCTGAGCGCGTCACGGTCTTCTATGGCCGCCGCGGCAAGCCCGTGAAGAAGCCGCGTTTCATTCCAGCTGAGCTGGCCCATCAGCTGGCCCGCAAGCTGGCCGCCAAGCGCCTCGGCACCGTCTCGGTGCTTTGAGGCTGCGGCCTCCTGGCCCGGCCTTGCCGGGCCTTTTTGCTTGCTCTTCACTGCGCAGCGGCGTACGCCAGCGTCTGCTCCAAGGACGCTCGCCACTGGCCGGGCGTGAACTGATGCTGATGGCCATGACCAGGCAGCAGCCAGGCCACATCGAGATCCAGCAGCCGCTCGACGGAGCGCAGCTGCGCACTCCAGTTCCACCAGCAATACGTCTTGGAAGCCACGATCGCTTGATGCGCCGGGTTCCACCAGAGGTGATCGCCGCTGAACAGCACCTGTTCGCACCCTCCAAGCACCGCCACCATCGAGCCAGCTGTGTGACCAGGAGTGGGGATCAACTGCAGGTCCGCATCCAGGTGCAGGGCATCGCTGCCGCTCAGCTGATGCTCGGCCTGGGGGGCGGCATCGGCGTCGGCCGCGTGGATCCAGCGTTCGGCTCCGAATGCCCGGGCCCAGCGCGCGTGATCGGCCACGTCATCGCGGTGCGTCAGCACGATGCGCTGCAGACCGCCCAAATCCTTGATGCGCCGGGCGAGGAGTGCACTCCAGCGCGGCACATCAATCAGCACGTTGCCGTCAGGTCGCACCACCAACCAGCTGCTGGCACCAAAGCTGCGCCGTGATGCCCAACCGCAGTAGTAGACGTCCCCAGCTGCATGGCGCGTGATCAGAACCGGAAAGCCATCCATGGGCATCTGAGCCAACAGTTCACGGCTGGTTCCGATCGCAGCCACCGGGCAGGCCTGCAAGGCAAGCAGTGCCTGCCGCAGTTCGGCAGCGCCATCCGGTTGGCGCTGCACCCGCGAACTGCTGCCGGTCGGGGCGTAGTGCAGCGGATCGAACTGCCAGCAGGTGCCGCAGTCGATGCAGGTGCTGTCGACATAGAAGGGCCCAGGAACGTTGGCAGCCAACCGCTGTTCTTGCCTGGCCATCGCTTGCTGTCTGGGGCGACCCCCTTGGTGATGGCACCGTAGGAACGGCCGGCAGAAGCGTTCAGTGCCGGGCCATGCGGCCATTGCTGACAAAGCCAGCCCGGTAGAGCTCACTGGCGCTCATCGCCTGCGGATTGATCACCTCCCCAAAACCGCTGGAGCCAAGGCTGCCGGCTGCAGTGCCCGCGGGCAAAGCGCCCGTGCCCATGGCGCCGCGCTGCTGGAAGAGAAAGCCATACACGGGGTGGATGCGCAGCTGATCGAGGTAGTCGGCTGTGGTCATCGGCCGGCCGTCGTCGCCGAGCAGTGGCTGGCCATGGCCGTCGAGGGGTTCGAGCACATCGCCGCCGTCTTTGCCATTGCCCAGCCGGAAGCAGTCCCACAGCATGGAGCGGAACACCTGAAAGAAGGTGCCGCGCCCGTCGCCGCCGGTGCGGCCCTCAGCTTCTGAGAAGGCCCGCTCCAGCAGTCGCTCCTTGCGCAGCTCCTGCACCCGCTCATGGGCAGCGTCGCGTTCAGCACTGACGGCGGCCACCCGTTTGGCGGCGGCCTCCTCCATCTGGCGCTCCCGCAGCTCCAGCTGCTGCTCGAGGTGCTGCTTTTGGCGTTCGGCCTCCTGCAGACGGGCGTACTCCTCGGGATTGATCTCCGAGAAGCGGGTCAGCTGCTGCCGCAGCCCGCGCAGCTCCTTTTCAAGGTTGTTGCTGCGGCGGCGCTCGGCCTTGAGGGCCTCGCTGAGGCCATCGCCGCTGGATCCCTGGGTGGATTCATTGGCAGTGGTTGCCGCATCCGAGCCGGTGCTGTGCTCGGCCTGCGTGCTGTCCTGCTCGCTGGTCTCAGGGCCCTGGAGGTCCAGGAGTTCGTTGCCATCACCTCCGCTGCGGGTGGTGCTGGTGATGGGGGTTGCGGAAGCAGTGGCCATGACCCGTCTCGGCTGTCAGTGGATCGGCAGCCCATCGCGGCGCTGCCATCCCCTGTTGCCGAGGCAGAAATCAGATGAGTCGATTTGGCTTGAGCGTCCCGAACACCCGCTCGCCGATCAGCGGCTGCACCATGGCACCGATGCCGCCGGAGCCGTAGTGGGCGCCGAACTCCAGCACCACAAAGGCGGTGTGCTGGGCATAGGGATCCACATCAGCAGCGCCCGCAGCGTTGAGCAGGCTGAGATCGCCCAGCCAGATCAATCCCTCACACGGCGCCACCACGGTGCTGCCAGTGGTGGCCACGCGGCGGCCGTTCTGCTGCCAGCTCAAGGTGCTGCTCAGCCAGATGGCGCCTGGATGGGGCGGCAGGCGGTCGGCACGGCAGATCATGCCGCTGTAGGTGAAGTCGCCTGTGTCGACCCCGGGGCCGTTCTCCTTGGCCGAGATGTAGCGCTGCCGGCTCAAGAAGCACTCGAGCACGTGCGCCGCCACCACCGCTGAGGTGGTGTCCCCTGGGATGGCGTTCTCCGCCAGCAGCAGGCGTGCATTGGCGAACGGCTGCAGCGGCGTTGCTGGCCAGGTCCCTGCTGCCTGCGGATGTTGGCCGCTGGTGAAACGTCTGGGGCTGGTGGTCACCGCTCAACCCCGCAGCATCGGCGTGGTTCCCAGCAGCCCTGCGGCCTCGGCGGTGAACTGCATCCAGCTGTTGAGCGCAGGCAGGAGCAACAGCAGCTGCTCGGCGTAGCGGCGCCGCTGGCGCAGCAGGGCCATCGCGGGCGAACTGGGGCTGGCGTAAGTGGTCTCGCTTTCTTCGCGCAGCAGCGCTGTGTCGTAGGCGATCACATCTGCTTTCTGCAGGGGTGCATCACCAGCTGCGGCCACCGAGCCGGCAATCGGTCCCGAGTGGCTGCGCTTCTGGATCGCCTGCTCCTGCTCGCAGCCACCATTCAGCAGCTGTTGATCGATTAGGGCCACCGCATCCAGCAGGGCCCGGGCACTCAACACCCCGGCCGGGTGTTGGCGCAGCAGATCTGCCATCGCCCGGCCGATGGCATCCAGGCAGGGAACGGTGGCGGGCAGCGCCAGGCATTGGCGAATGGCCTCTTGGTCTTGCTGTTGCCACGTCCCACCACTTGAGGGGCTCAATGCATTGCTGCTGATGGTCATGCAGAAGCCGGCGCCACACCGGCCAAATCCCCCAGCCATTGCCGCAGAGCCTGCTCGCTGACGATGCCGCGCTCATGCAGCTGCAGAATTTCAGCAACGGTGGGTTGCGGCTTGGATGCTGGGGCCAACGGGCTGATCTCAACCAGCAACGCCGGACCCTGCTGCACGGGAACTGGTTCACCGGTGATTGCGCACCAGTGCTGCAGCAGAGAGGAGAACATCGAGGCCTTCTGGATCGCCTGGCTCTGCAGCAGCGCATAGGCCTGGGATGCCGCCAGAGAGATCTCGGTGGCGGTGCGTGGCGCCCCTTGGGCGCCTGATGGGATCAGGGCGTCACGACGCATGCCCTGGTCGAGGGATTCCAGCCAAGCGCGGTGCTCGGCCAGGGAGCGGGCCTGGATTTCCACGAACTGGAAGCTGGCCCCGTCGGGCAGATCGATCACGCTGTTGGGGCCCAGCACCACCGGCTCGCTGGTGCCACTGCCCATGGGGCCGACGACCCCTGTACGTACACCCACCGGCAGGGCTGTTCGGTACAGCAGCTCCTGGTAGTCGCTCTGGCAGCGGAAGTGGTTGAGGTACTGATGCGCCAGACCCAGATGAGGCAGATCGCCCTCGCCAAAGGCAGCGCCATCACTGGCGTACCAAATCAACGGCAGCTGGCTGATGCCCCGGTAGTACTGCAATCTCGTGCGTTGCGGTCGCCAGCCTGATGGGGCCTGCGGGTCCGCCACCAGCTCGATGGTCTCGATGCTCATCCCCTCGCCATCGAGGGCAAAGGAGCCGTAGAGCCACGGATGCTGTGGTCGATCCGCCTCCAGGGGCGCGTCCTGGGCCTTGGGGTTCGGCAGCCGGAAGCTGACCGCATCCGGCAGGGACTGGGGGCCTGGCAGGTGCCAGTTCAGGACGTCGCGCCGCTCCAGAAGAGCAAGACGCGGCAGCGAGAGGCGATCGCCACGGCGTAGCGCCTGCTGGCGGTCGCCCTCACTGGGCCAAAGGTGCTGCGGTGGCAGCACGCCGATCAGTGCTGCCCCATCGCGGAGCACCAGCACGTCGGCCCGTTCGAGGAACACGCCAAGGTCGGTGCCGCGTCCATCCACATCACTGATCACCGCCTGCAGCGATGCCGGCAGCTCACGCCAGTGGCTGGAGGCCAGCATCCCCGCGAAGGTACGCAGGGCATCGCGAAAGAAGCCGGAAGGCAGAGCCGCCTCCAGCCGTCGTCGGTAGGCGATCTCTGGCTCCCGTTCACCCCGGGGGAGGTAGAGCTCCTTGCGTCCTGCGAGGAGGTCCCAGCAGTCCTGGATCAGGTCCAGGCGGGGGAGCAGTGCCCCCAGCGTGGGGTGAAGAGGCCATAGGGGCGGTTCTGGTGCGGTCGCAGGCGGCACAGCGATAGTCGGCGCTGCCTGCTTTTGCCGGCGTGGCAATAAATCGATAGAAAGCTGGTTCTCAGATCCGTCGATGACTCCTACGGTTTACGGAGGGTCCACCGGAAAGCACTGTCATCAGAACCATGCAGTGCCCATGAAGAACTTGGAAAGACTGTTTACCAGACAGAGACGAGAGCCATTGGCGTAGTTATCTGAAACCGTCTAAAATGAAGCTTGATCCACCATAGAACAACTGCCAGTACATCAAATAGAGCAACATGAAAATAAAAAACATCGGCATCAAGGGTTTTCGGGGCTATGCTGATCATGTCCAGATTGAGTCTTCCGATTTGTTAGTCCTTGTGGGCAAGAACGACGTAGGAAAGTCTACGATCCTGGAGGCGTTGGACATTTTCTTTAATGAAGGGAAAGGCTGTGTAAAACTTGACAGGGAGGATATTAGCAAGAGCAATTTGGCGGCTGGAGACGAAGACATCGAGATCTGGGTTGAGTTTGAGGAACTACCAAGCTCAATAATAATTGACGCAACTAACCAGACAACGCTTTCGGATGAGTACCTAACCACTTCGCAAGGAACTCTCAAGCTAATTAAAAGGTACCCAAAAGCTGGCAAAGAAAAGGTTTTTATCAGGGCCAATCACCCGACCGCGAGAGGCTGCGCTGACTTGCTTTTAAAGAAGCAGGCGGAGTTGAAGGAACTTCTTAATGAGCTCTCGATTGACTGCAATGACAAGACAAAGAACTCGGAGATTCGAAAGTCCATCTGGGGCGCCCATAAAACCCTGAGGCTTCAGGAAATCGATATCGAAGTCGGGAAGATTGATGCGAAAAATATCTGGGATCAGTTGAAATCATATATGCCGCTTTACTCCTTGTTCCAAGCCGACCGAAAAAATAGCGATAGTGACAACGAAGTCCAAGACCCAATGCGCTTGGCAGTGAAGGAAATTCTGTGCGACCCCTGCATCCAGGCTGAACTTGGCAGAATCGCAAATACCGTTAAAAATCGCCTTGATCAGGTTGCTGCCCAGACATTGTTGAAGCTCAATGAACTAAACCCTGCAGTTGCGTCATCGCTGAACCCTCAAATCCCAGATTCCTCATCACTTAAGTGGTCTGATGTATTCAAGAGCGTAGCCATAACCGGAGACAACGATATTCCGATTAACAAGCGGGGTAGTGGAGTCAAGCGATTGGTTCTAATCAGTTTCTTTCGAGCCGAAGCTGAGCGCCGACAGCGCGAGGCATCGCTCCCCAGTGTCGTATACGCAATAGAAGAGCCAGAGACGTCACAACATCCAGACCTTCAGCGGGCACTGATTCAGTCGCTGATTTCATTGTCTCAGGTGAGTCATACGCAAATCCTGCTCACTACACATAGCCCAGAAGTCGTCAAACAGCTTAAATTTGAAAACCTGCTGTTGATTGGTGGACAGGCGGCGTCAGACATAAAACGTGTGGTCGCAAGAGAGCTTCCATACCCCAGTCTAAATGAAGTAAATTTTGCCGCGTTCGATGAATCATCATTTGAATATCATAACGAGCTATATGGCTACATCGAGGAGCAAGGCCTGTTGACTGCTTACCGGGCGGGTAAAACAACCATGCGCTACAACCAGTCAAGTCGAGATGGCAGGACTATCCAAAAGGAAGTGGTGTTAACAGAATACATCCGACATCAAATTCATCACCCCGAAAACACTCATAACCGAAGGTTTAACGATGCAGAGCTAAGGCAGTCAATTGAAGACATGCGCGACTTTATTCAGGCGAACCCATGAACTAGCGCATGGCGTCCAATGGCACGTTGCGCCAAAATTTGACCCGCTTCACACTTTTGCGGTCTAAAAAATGTTCTTCGTTTAAGATGCCACTGGACATTTCACCCTCCCCTCTATCTCAAGGGTATCTCTAACCCCAAAGATTCCTCAACCTGACCAACCGCAATCGTGACCACCCGCACCGAGCAAGCCGAAGAGATCTCTAACCAGCGCTCGACGCTCAGCCCCAGTTGTGCTGGGATCTGATTGGCTGGAACGCCCTGACGCAGGAGCTTCTGCCCGCGGGCATGCAATTCGCGCCAGCGGCCCGGCACCGAGATCAGAAAGCCCTTGTCACGCAGGTAATGAGTGATCTCGCCGTTCACAAAGGGCCTGGCGTAGGCGATGAAATGGTTGGGGCTGCGGCCCGGGCGGTGGATGTCGTAGCGGCGTGAGGCTTTGATCAACCCGATCGCCGCCAGCTGCTCCAGATCTTCCTTGGGATGACCAGTGCGGCGGGCGTAGTTGGCGGCCACCTTCGCGGCAAAGGGCAGGTGCTCCACCACCAGGGCATCAGCGGCGGCGTGGGGTGAGCGCAATGGCCCGCGAGCACGTCCTGATGTCGTCACGCGAGCGGTGGCCTGCTGGGGCCTGGGGCGGTGGGCGTGTGGTGGGGGGCTCATCAAAAACAGGGGGGATGCCCCTCAGCGGGAAAACAGCAGCGGCCGTGGCGTGGCCTTGCCCTGGCTGCGCCAGTGCTGGCTCTGCAGCCAGATCACGCCCTGGCAGAAGGCATCCACCAGGTCGTCATGGGCCCCGTTGGGAAAACCCAGCAACTCGCTGATCAGGGCCTCGTTGCCGCTGCGAAACGCCAGCTGGCCGGCCTCCAGCAACGGGGCCACGGCATGGGCGCGGCTCACCTTGCTGCCGTTGGGCCGCACAGCAATCAGGCCAGGGATCTGGCGCTGCAGCAACTGGCAGACGGCTGGGCCATTGGCGGCGTCCTCGATCAGCACGGCATCAGGGCTCAGGCCCTTGCCCAGAGACGCCAAGGTCTGAGCGAGGAAGTTGATCACCCCCGGCAGGTCGAGCCGGTGGTGCTGGCTGCAGATCACCTCGATCCGGTGTTTGTCGTCTCTCTGCGGTTCGGCCGGTGAGCTCGCGCGGGCAGCACTGGGGTGGAGCTGTTCACCCCGTGCCAGGGCCTGGGCCAACGGGTGGCGGGCCTCCTGATCCGGCAGTAGGCCGAGGAGGCAGAAGCCGCAGTAGTCGTTCTCCGCTCCCCCCTTGAAACTCAGATCGCAACTGAGCACCACCGCCGCAAAGGGGCGTTGCGCCGCCCGGCCGTCTGGAGAAACGGTGCCCGCAATGGTGCGGATCCAGTCGCGTTGAAACAGCAGACCCTCCGCCGGTGAGGGGCGCTGCTGGTACAGCGCGTTCCACCAGTAACTGCCGGCGCGGATGCGGATCTGCTCCAGCTCCAGCAGGGGAAACCGCTCGGGGCAGAGCGGCTCACCGGGCTTGCGCCAGTCCGGCTCGATGGTGCAGCTGGCCGGGAACTTGATCTGCTGCTGGGGCGGTTCCGCAATCGCCGGCAGGTTAAGCACCTGCCACTGCTGCGGAGCGTCGCCGCTCTCCTGCTCCAGCAGCCAGCCGATCAAATCGTCCTGGTGCCAGCGGGTCAGCACCACCACCTGGGCCGCGCCTGAAAAGCCCCATCGCGAGCGCCCATGTGGTGCCGGTTCAGCGCGGGTGAGCCAGACGGACTGGAACCACTCGATCAGCTTCTGGCGTTGGCCGGCGGAGTTGGCATCTTCTGGACCCTTGTAGGGGTCATCGATGATCCCCAGCGCGTAGCCCTTGCCGGTGAACGGCCCGCGCACGCCGGCGGCGATGCAGCCACCGCGCTCGGGGGTGAGCCAGTTGCCAACGGCGGTGGAGTCCTTGGAGAGGGGATGGCCGACAGCGCGGTAGTAATGCCGTGCCTCACGGCTATGGGCGTAGGCCAGCTCGGCCGAATAGGAGGCGATGGCGCAGAACCGCGTGGGGTAGCGGCTCACCCAGTAGGCCGGGAACAGCTTGGAGACGAGCAGTGATTTGCCCAGCCGCGGGGGGCAGCAAACGATCAAGCGGTTGAGCTCGCCATCAGCCACGCGCTGCAGCAGGGCAATCAGGCGTTCGGCCCAGGTGTGGAAGGCGTAGCCGGGATAAGCGGCCACGATGAAATCACGGAAGGCCTGCGGGGCCTGGGGTCCGTTCTGCTGGCGGCCTGGATCGGGAGCACCAAGCAGGCCGGCATCTCCCCAAAGGTCGAAGGCTGGATCCAGCAGCAAACCCGCCATCAGCTTTTCGCCTCGGGGGGCTTGATCGGTGCCCGCAGCAGACCGCCGATCTCAGCAATCACCCGGAAGGCGCCGACGGCGGCGTTGAACTGCTCGGCGTCCATCGCCCGGCGGGCACAGTCGTTCAGCGCAAAGATCTGCTCAGCCTGGTGGCGGCGCCGGTCGGAGATCAGCTCCTCCACCATCCGCTGCCGCGCCAGGGCCAGGTAGCGGCTGATCGTTTTGATGTTGGTGATTCCCCAGTTCTGGGCTGCTTTTTCCCTGATCTGTGCCAATGGCAGCCGCTGGGCGATCCACAGCTGCGCCTCAGCAATACGCGTCTCTACCTCCATATGGGTGGCGCGGGGTTTGTGTGTCTGGCTGCGGCGCCCCCGCGGCGGGTTGCCCTTGCCCACCGGCCGGCTGGGATCCGCCGCCGGCCAGGCGGGCTGCCCATCGGCATCCTGCTTGGGTGGCGCCTGGCGCAGCTCCTCCAGCAACGCCTGATCCACATCCGGGGTCTGGGGTTCGCCGCTGCCGGCTGGCTTGGCTGAGGCACGGCGGCTCACAGCAGGCCCTCCCGCAGGATCAGCCGCACATAGGCGGCCCACTGCTCAGGGGTGAGCACCACCCGCCAGGTGCCGCCGCGAAAGCGCACCAACGTCGCCGCGAACGGCACGGCGGCATGCTCGGCCTGCAGGGCGGCCTCCTCTGGCTTGAGACGGGCCGCGGCGGCGGTGTTGGCCCAGCTGGCCACCTGGATCACGTGGGCGGGCACCCCATCGAGGTCGCCGGTGTCACCGCCGGCTGTGGTGGTGCGGCCGGCGCCGAGCTTGCGCCGCACCACGAGGCCCAACAGATCGCTCAGCAGCTGGCCCGCTTCCCGCTCGGCCGCATCCCCTTTGCGCTTCTGGGGATTGGCCATCATTCAGCTCCGGCCCGGCTTGATCGTCCAGAACGCCTTGCCGTGCTTCTCCGTGGCGACGCCGGCGGCAACCGCCAGCCGCTGGGCCTCCTTGAGGGCCTGTTCCTGCTGTTGCAGCGGCTCGGGGTAGGCGTAGCTGGTGCGTCCGGCCGACCAAGAAAAGCTGTAGCCGTTGTGGGAGAAGGTGGCATCCAGCTCGCCGGCCTCCAGGGCAACGCTGAGCTGCTCCAGCAGCGGGGAGAGTTCGACCTCTGTCGACTTCTGCTGCAGCTTGAGGACCGTGATGCGATCGAGCAGCGCGTCGAGGGCGGCGCCAGCCTGAGGAGCAGAGCTGGCGGTGGTGGCAGTCATCAACTGAGCCAGCGAAGGAGCAACGAGGCGCAGGCAAGCGACCTGCGACTAAGCATAGTGGCTCGATAGTCCGAACACATTGGATCGGACAGTGGGTCACCACGGCCGGTGCTTACTCACGTAGTTCGCCCAGGCCGCTGCCCAGGCCGCCAGGCATTCCTCGCGGGAATACAGCGGCGAGAAGCGGGTCTCCCCCGGCCGGGCCCAGACCGTCTGGCCGGCGTCGTACTCAACGCCCCAGGTGGCTTCCAGTGCCATGTAGCCACCCAGCTGGGCGCGGGTGCAGTAGCTGCCCGAGCCGGGGCGCGAGAGGGTCTTGAGGTCAGCAAGCACCCGCAGGCCGCTGGCGTGCTGGATGTAGCCGGTGTCGTATGTGCCGGCCAGGTTGCGGATCAGGCAGCAGGTGGGCCGCTCGGAGGCGATCACCGTCACCTGTCGCCAGTGAGGGTGGGCCAGCAGCGGCTCGATCCAGTCCCGGTAGTCGCCAGAGCGCAGGTTCTCCAGCTGCCGGCTGGCCAGCTGGCGTTGCTGGGGCAGGGGATGGAAGCGGCTGTGCAGCAGGGCCTCCAGCGCCAGGTGCACGGTGTGGCCCCTCGGCTCCCAGACGTGGCGGGTGGCCTCGATGCGGGCCATCGCCCAGTCGCTCTTGGCTGAGCCGACCACGCCGGTGACGGACACAGCGAACAGGTGACCCCCCAGCCAGTAGCGGTGCTCCGGGTCCCTGCGCCGCAGGCCTGGGATCGGCTTGAGCCAGGGGCCGGCCGAGATGGTGAGCGGGCTGATGGTCGTGCGCTGCACCATCACCAGAGCCTCACGTGAAGCACTAAAAACTTGTGATTCTTTAGAACCCGTTGCAGCGCAGCGGGTCTGAGAGGATCCAGGACGAGTGAAACTTTGTGATTCTTGTGGAACCCCTGCGGCGCAACGGATTCACAAGTTTCCAGATCGTTTCCACCTGCTACGAGGCGTGAGAACATCTGCGCTGGAGTGGGTTTCGAAGTTTCCGAAGTTTCCAGCCCTCTTTTGCGCTGGAGAAACAGGGCAACAGCGCCACTGCGGGGCAGGCAGGGCCTCAAAGAATCACAGGTTTCCAGGTTGTTTCCAGCTGCCATGAAGCGCCGGAACGACTGCCCTGGAAGGGCTCCACAAGAATCCGAAGTTTCCATCCCTAGAGTTCGAACTCACGCGCCAGCCATTCCGCACCGGATCCGCTGAGCCCGTAACGCAGGTAGTAGCTCTGGCTGCCGGTTGAGACGCGGGTGGTTGTCACCAAGCCGTCGAGCTTCCCGAGAAACCGACCGAGGGTTTTGTAGGCGCTCAGGGCCTCAGCCTCGAGATCTCTCATCAGCCGTGCTTCCGCCGGCGCCAGGTCAATGGCCTGCAGCAGCTCAAGCAGGCCCACCCCGGCCAGACCGTTGGTGTGCAGGGCCTGGAGATAACGCAGGGCCTCCTTCTGCTTCTCGCTGGCCTTGCGCACCCGCTGGCCGGCGCGATCCAGATCGCTCTCCTGTTCCTGCTGCTCCTGCAGATCGTCGTAGGTGCCCAGCCGGGCAAAGGCGCCGCTGTTGCCATCGATCGCCACCACCAGATCGGCGGGTGGGCCGGAGCGAGCCTCGCGCACCAGGCGGCGCTGGGGTGAATCCTTGATCAGCCGATTGCCCTTGGCCAGGTAGTGGAGGGTGAGGATCGTGTTGGCGGCACCGGCGATGGCGTTGTGGCCTGAGAGGGCCTCGGTGCCGGTGGTGTCGTTGGCCTTGTTGCAGTGGTGGATCAGCAGCAAGGTGCCGCCGGCATCGGTGATCTGGTGCTTGAGGTCGTAGATCAGCGACCCCATCTCCGGGTCGTTCTCCCCAAAGCAGCAGCTGCGGGTGATCGAGCGAAGCGAATCGAGGATCACCACCGCTCCAGGGTGCTCGGCCAGGCAGGCCAGCAGGGCATCGAGGTTGGCCTCCGTGGCCCGGAACCGGCGTGACCAGAGCAGCAACGGGTGATCCCAGATCCCCAGCTGCTGCAGCATCTGGGCGGTGTCGCCATCGCCCTGGTCATCGGTCACCAGGATCACCGGCCGCGGTTCCTCCGGCGCCCCGAAGCCCAGGAAGTCCTCGGCGCAGAGCAGGCAGCGGGCCAGGGCATGCACCAGCCGGGTCTTGCCCACCTTGGCCCGGCCGCCCACGATCGAGAGGTCGCGGCGCGGGATGCAGCCAGGGATCTCCCACTGCACCACCGGTTGCGGCATCGCCAAGCGCTCGGCCTGATCGAGGCCGCGGAAGCGGTTGCCATTGCGCTGGTCGTGAGCCTCGAGGATCAGCTGGCCGATCTCCTGCAGCCGCAGGGCCGTTTTCAGTTGCAGGGCGGCATGGGCCTCGCGCACGCGGGCCGAGCGGCGCAGGCTGTTGCGCTCGCGCCCCACCAGGGATCGGA